GATCGCGTCCGACAGGCGCAGCGGATAGCGGTCGAGGTCGGACAGGCTGGTGTCCAGCATGAACTGGAGCGAGAAACCCGAGCGTCCGAAGGACATCTCGCGTTCCATCAGGTCGATCTCGGAGAACCGCTGCGGATCCGTCGGCTTTCCGACGAGCTCCGGGTTCTTGTCGAGCTTGTCAGCGATCATCGGGGCGAGTCGGGCCCCGTAGAACTCCCTCAGCCGTGCCTCCGGGTACCGAGCAGGCCAGATTCGGACCTCGTATCCGCGCTCCGGCAGCGATGCGTACAGCGATGCCTCGGTCTGCGGTGTGCCGAGGTAGACCACGCGGCCGTCTGGCTTGAGAACAGCGTCGAACTCCTTCACGGACTCCGACAGCTTGTCACGCATTGTCTGCGTCAGGCTGTTGTTTGCGCTTTCCACATCGTCCGCGACGATCAGGTCGGCGCGGCTTCCCGTGATCTGCGAGGTGATCCCCTTGCTCACCACGCTCGGGCTCTGGCTCGGCGGGGCTAGGCCCACATCGAACGCGATCTTCGACTTGCGCTGGTCTTCCCTCGGGCGCAGGTGGTGCAGGATCTCCATCGACTCGATGATCCGCAGGGTGAAGGTCGTGAAGTCGTCCGCCCTCTGCTTGCTGCTGCTGACCACCAGAATGTTCTTGCTCGGATCGAGCAGCAGCTGGTGGATGACGAACGCTGAGGTGACGAAGGACTTCCCGACTCCACGAAAGGCTTCGATCACGCATCGGCGGGGTCCGTTCTGCAAGTATGCGGCTAGGTCGTACTGGACTGGGGTGGGTTCCGGCAGTCCCAAATGCTGCCAAGTCAGCCAGAGAAAGTTCCGAAAGTCCTTGAGGCGGGGGTCGATTTGCATTGGCTTTCGTTTCTAGCCCCGTGGATGGCCCGCCAAGGCGTTTAGATTGCTGTATAGGGTGTCCATAGGGTCGAAATCAGAAGGTCTGTAATGCGATCCTAGACGGCTTCTTGGGCTTCATCGAAAGGCAGGGCTTGCGACAGCCTCAGGATGGGAGTGCCTTGGGAGGGGGTGGCGTTGACCCCGTTGTCCTTGAGCAGCTGTCGAGCCACGCCAAGGTCCGCGGCAGTCGCTTCGCCGGACTCGATCTTGTCGATCAGGTTCTGGGTCAGCAGCTGGTGCAGTTTCGCCATCAGTTCGGGATCGGTCATGTCAGCCTCCTGCGAAGTAGAACTCAAGGCGAACAACATCACCGACGGCTTCGCCTGTCTGCGTCAGGTTTCCACTCTTGGTAAATCGGACGGTTCCCGCAGCTACTCCAACCGTTTCGGTCAGGAACAACTGAGTCAACGGTGTTCCGCGTGTTCGATTGATGTAACGCACAAACCCACCTGTTCCGTAGATGGTCAGGAAGTTCGCAGGATTACCTGAGTAGATAAACCCAAGTTTGATCTCTAGGTATCCGTTGGTTGCTCGGTACAGGCGGGCAAGATTTGCGTTACCCGGGTGGAACACAGGCTGTGATTGATCGAGAACGCCAAAGGAAGTACCCATGTCGAGTTGGTAACTTCCGATGTCGGTAAACCCCGTGGTCGAGTTTGTGCTTCTTGCCGCGATTGTTCCGGTCAGCGTGAAGATGGGATTGCTTGTAAATCCAGAAGCGACATCCGTCGCGCCTTTGTCGAAGTGGGGCAATGCCTCATCCTGAACTAGAACCTCGCTTAGTTTCTCGGTGTCTGCGACTAAAGGTGTTGTACTGCCGCTGAGATTCTTGAGAAACGCAGCGCGTCGAATCAGGTTCATCGTGGATTCCCCGTTAGGTAGACCTTCAAGATCATCGCGTCTCCCGAGGCCAGTTGAACCGGATCGAATCGAGCCTGTCCATCGAAGCGGATGATTGAGACTGACTGCCTGAGCATCGTCGTCATCGGGATCTTGTTGCCCGTCTTGATGTGCATCAGGATTCCCCATGCCCTCGGGTACGCGCCGATGAATCCGTTTGGATCCCCCACGCTGTTGATGTCGATTCGGGCTTGAATCGGATCGGTGCTTCCGGTGCCTGTGGACACCTGTCCTTTGTTGAAGCTCGTCATCGGTGCTATCGAGAGCGATCCGCCCTCGATATAGCTGTTCTGCGTGTACACCGCCGAAGACACCGACCAAGTGGGAGCTGAACCAGACAGGTTGAACGCCGCCGTGAAGGCCAGATAGTTCTCTACTTCCAGCCCACCGCTGAGATGATGCGAGGTCTGCGACTGAACCGGAGACGACAGCGGAGAGCCGGGATAGGCATCTTCCGTAGTCGAGAACAGGTTCTGGTGGAACAGGGCTCGTCGCAGGATGTTCATCAGATCCCCAGCCACCCGCTTACAAGGCCGCTGGTCCACGATGTGATGTTGAGCCGCATCAGCGGCATCAGCGCAACGGTCTTCGCCTTGCTGCTGTCCGTGCTGGCAATCGTGGTGATGGTCGTCCAGTTAGCGGAACCAGTCAAGCGGCCTTCAAGAGTGACGGTTGCGGTTCCCGCAAACTCAGCCTGAAAGACACCGACGCGCTCATCGACATAGTGATCGAAGGGCGTTTCGAAAGTGACATCCGTGGGAGCTCCCGTCGCGGACTTCGAACCGAGGAAAATGACACGCATGATGATTATCCCTTCAATGGAATGAACTTGACGACAAGACCCGACAGGAACGAGATGACCGCGGCGGCACCGAGCAGCCACGCCTTGCTCTGCTCAAGGTCGCGGACGCGAACATCGAGCCGTTGTAGTTCTTCCTGCTGGATGCGGAGCGAGGTCATCATTGCATCGACCTTGCCTTCCAAACGACCAAGCGCAATGAGCACTTCCTCGTTCACGGCGTGTACTCCGATGCCTTGATGATGTACAGGGTGTTTGCCACCGGAGCCGAGATGTTCGGTAGCGTGAAGTTTGCGCCGCTTCCACCGAAGGTGTACGCAATCTTGGCGAACAACGCGGAGTAGGTAGTGGTGCTGACGGAAGCTCCGTTGCAAGCAAGCCATCCTTTCGGAGCGACCGCGGCCGCGATGAGCTTGACATCACCAACGCCCATGAGTTGGTCGGTATAGGCGCGGATCTCCGACAGGTTGTTGGCTGTCTTGAGCAATCCCGTGGACTGCACGGCTTGGACATTGTTGAGCGGCATGAGGTTGTTCCTTAGCTGTCAGCGATGTAGGTACCAGAAAGATACAGCGAGGCTCCTGCGGTGATGTTTGCCTCGGTTACGACAGCCGATCCCGTAGCTGCACTCTGACGGATGGTCACATAGGTCGGATTGGTCGGGTCGATGAATCCGAGCAACGCGCCCGTCAACCCCGTGAAGTTGTTGAACCCCACGCAACTGACCGGAGCCCAGCCATTTGCTTGGCAGCTGAACGGAAGGCCGCGCACAACGACATTGCCCACACCTGCTCCCTTGGTGTTGACGACAATCGAAATCGTGAACACCACAACGCGGTCGATCTTGATGTACCGCGCGAACCGGGAGGTGTACGAACTGACTTCCGTGGTTCCGAGATACAGCGTCGGCGTGAACTGCGCTGTCTGTAGGCCAGTCAGCGTCAGGTTGTTCATGGCGATATTTGCCGTAGGAACGGCAAATGTGCTCAAGGGAATCGAACTGGCCGCCGTCAGCACCGCAGTTCCAGATGTGTTGGCGTTCAGCAGGCGAAGGTCGCTTCCAGCTCCCGTGAAGCTTGTCTGCTTCAACTGCGCGAATGAGACGGATGCGTCTGCAATCTTCGCGTTGTTGACCGCAAGATTTGCGATCTTTCCCGTCGTGACATTCAAGTCAGCGATCTTGTCCGTTTCGACCGCGCTTGCCGCAAGCTTCGCCGTAGTGACGGCAAGACTTCCGATCTTGTCCGCCGTCACAGCACCGCTTCCAAGCTTGGCTTCCGTCACCGCTGCGTTGTTCAGCTTCGCGGTCGTGACCGCAAGGTTGGCAATCTTCGCAGTCGTGACTGCATCATCGAGGATCTTGGCCGTCTCGACCGCACCGTTGGCGATGTACTGCGCGGTCACGGAACTGTTGGGCAGCACATCAAGCGCGTTGCGGGCCACGCCGAAGTTGCGGATGACAATGTTGTCCGTCCCCGCTGCCGGAGGTGCGGTGAACTGGATCTGCCAATAGGGACCGACTGCAACGATGTCGTAGTTGGTCACAGGCCGCTGGAGAACACCGTTGACTTCAACGATGAACATCGCCGGATCGGTGCAGGTGGGTTCGGGATTTGTCAGGTAG